GAGAGCAACACTTTTCTTTCAAACTGTTCTCTTGCCTCTATATAACTAGCAACACCCCTGCTAGGACAAAAGTACAAAATTTCTCTAGTAAATTTATCTTCCCCGAGTGCTAAAACGTCTTCTTTTAAATTATCTGAACTGCCCCAATACTCACGCCAGTCTGATTCTTTGGTACCGCGTCTTTTATTCTTTTTGCCTTTTAGTGGAGGTTTTGTTGTTTTGAATTTTGCTAACTTTTTGCCAACATACTTTTTGTCGTTGGTATTGTTAGTTATTAGGTATACAAATGCTTCGCAGTCTTCGGGGAGGGTATCTACTACGTTGTTATTATGTAACCAATCACTGAGCATTAACATACTCCGTGTCGGTGTTGTAACTAGTGAAGCCTCCTTCCTTAATCACAAATAATACATCATTGACTCTACCACTTAATTCTTCTCTGTGCGAAATAAGGAATATATTTTTATTTTGCTCTCTGCTCATTTTCTTAAGTATACCAAGTGCGTTCTCTACGCCTGTAGCATCTAAGCCACTGTCAATGAGCTCATCAATACACAAGAAGTTCATTGGATGATTAAGACTTTCAAAAATATCTCTAAATGCCCAACTTAAACTTAGTATAAGTCTGTTACGCTCACCTCTGCTTAAATTATCAAAGTCTAGGTCTCTACCATACTCTGTAATCTCTACACTTAGGTCACTGTTAAACTTGACATCATGCGGCAAGCCAATTTCATTTAAGTAATGTGCTAGTCTGTGATTTAAGTAAGCAATGTTTTGATCAATGATACGTCTTCTAATAAAACTGTCTTTGCTTGTTAGCAGTTTGTATAAAAACTCTTGATGGTCTTTAAGAGCAGTAAGTTCGTTAATTAAATCCCAACTGACTTCTTGTATGCCTGTATTTTTCATAGACTCTATTTGATCTATGTATGGATTTTCTTCGCTATGCTTTGATCTAGTACTTTCAATTAAGTTATCAACATTATTTCTGTGTGTTAATGCTTCTTCTAATGTTTTGTAGAATGTACTTGGACGATCCTCTACAGGACCAAGTAATCCAATACCGTCTTTTAAATCTTCTTCTTTAATAGTTAAACCAGTAAAGTATTCTTTTTCTTCTGCTATCTTGGTCTCTAACTCTTTTGTGTATACTTCATGTGTGTCTAAATGTGCTGTACCTTGTTCACATGTAGGGCACACACCTTCCTTTGCTTTTACTAAGTTTGCTTCTAGCTCACTTAATTTGCTTGTACTTCTTTTAAAAGAGTTCTGTGTGTTAGATAAGTTGTTTGCTAATATATTTAAATTTGCTTCATGGTCCTTGATAACAACTAACTGGTTATGTTTTGCTACTTCACTGTCAACATCAATTTCTTTTAACTGCTCTAGAGCAGATGCCATTTCGCCTAACTTAATGTCTTTGTTTCTTTCCCATGCGTTACTGCGACTTTCTAATTCTTTAATGTTCTTGCCCATACGTTCGTTGCTGTCTTTTACAGCATTAATACGCATTTCTTCTTCTTTGATACCGTCTCTAGTATCCTTTTGTTTGTCTTTAAGTATTTCCGCTTTTTGCGACAGTTCTTCTATGCCAAGTAACTGCTCGATCATTTCTCGCTGATCGTTGTTTTTCATACCCAAGAATGGTTCAGTATAAGTGTTTAATGCTACAATGTGCTTAAACATTTGATGACTAAAGCCAATAATTTTTTCTATTTCTTTTTGTGTTTCTCTACTGTCGCCTTGTTGCTCTTGGTCTTCTAGTTCAGAACCGTCAACAAACAATCGTAACACATTAGGACGCCTGCCCCTTTCAATACGATATTCTTTACCGTTAAGTTCAAAGTCACATGATACAATCATGCCTTTGGCATTTGTTTTGTTAATTAAGTTATCACGCCTAATGTTTGTTAATGCTTCTCCGTAAAGAGCATAACTGAGTGCGTTAATAATAGTAGTCTTGCCTGTGCCGTTTCTACTACCGTCGCCACCTAGGTCTAAGTTATTACCTAGCACTAAGGTTAAGTGCTTATCATCAAACCTAACGCCTTGGACGTTATTTCCGACGCTCATGAAATTCTTTACACTGATGTTTTTTATGTTTAGCATATTATAAGTTTTGGTAGATGTTGATGAGTTTGTCTGTGTCTATTGTGTTGCTTTCAATTGTCTGTAACTGACTCACAACTATTTGTTCCACACTTTCAAAATGTATTTCACCTGCTTCGTACTCTTCTTCAACTTCTTTGACAGGTACAAGTTGTATTTCTCTACACTTGTATTTGTCCATAAAGTTTTCTTTAATAAACGATGCTTCTTCATAACTGATATCAACGTCTAATTTAATTCTAGCATACGTTGTAGCATCTAGAAACTTAGCAGGGTCGTCAATTAGTTCTACTAATCCACATGTAACATACTTTGGACATTCAGGCCAATTGACAAAGATAGGTTCTTTATCCCATTCAAGGAACATGTACCCTCTGTCATTGTCTTGTGCGTCTGCGTAATTATGCGGGAACGCATTACCGATGTAATGTATATTACTATTGTACTGTCTTTTATGAAAATGTCCTGTGAATACATAATCTGGTTTATCCAGCATTGATGCTTGAATGCCACCGTGGTTCGGCATTTCGATCATAGCATTCATTTTAAAGAACGGCAATTCAAAATGACCAAACATATACTTACATTCCATCTTAGCAACTGTTTTGTAATCGTCGCCAACTAGCCAAGGCACAATAGCAACATCGTCTTGTTCAAACATGTCGTCCACCATAACAAAGTTAGATAGGTCACGAGCAAATTCTATGCTATTGAGTTCTCGTTTGTCTCTGTAATATAAATCATGATTGCCTGTAATAAAATATACTTTGTCAAATGCGTCATTGAGTTTTTTAAGATCTCTTAGACTAGCATTCATAGTAGCAATATTAATACTTGCTCTGTGATGATGCCAATCGCCTAAGAAAAAACAAGTTTCTGCTTTGCGAAGTTTTGCTTCAACAATGAACCAGTCGACAAAATTGCTACAGTCTTTCAAATGCTGATGGCTATTTTGTTTTAAGCCATAATGTATATCTGTAAAAACTGCGGCTTTATCAAATAAGTTATCAGTCATTTTTTTCAGCACTCTCCGAATTTGCTTTTCTGAGTTCTTTCATCGCATTTTCGTGTGCTATTTGCCTTCCGTAACTTGGCAAATGTCCAGAGTCAATAAGGATATCGTCTCTGATGTTTTGGTTTCTTTTTTCAATGTTAAGAACCCTTGTAAAACTGTTTGTAATTGCGGCTGTATAATAAGCAAACGGATTGTCCGACTTTGCTTCATTAAACTGTAACCCAATCATCGCTAACTGTAAAAGTGCTTGACCTCTCATTTCATCAATGTAAGTGTAGCCTCTCCAGTTTGCTCTTTGGCTATATCTTTCAACTAGTTTAAGATACATTTTGCCTAATTCGTTTGTGATACTTCCGTGCTGTACAGAAAACTTACCACTCTTAAGACCGCCTTTCCAGTGACTTCTAGCAACTTCAGTTATTTCTCCGTCAACTTTAGCATAATGTTTAAATGCCGGAAAGTTACACTTTGCTTTAGTTTCAGCCTCGTTCCTAGGATTCTTTTTTCTGCCTGGCTCTAATGGAATGTGTTCCATGTCCATAACCCTAACAGTAACATCCTCATCTGGGATAGTAACAGGATCGACTAAAAACTCTTTTTGTTTAGGTTTTTTATTAGCCGGCCCACTGTAGTCTTTAACCGCGGCCTGATACGCAAAATCTTTCATGCGTCCTGCTTTGTTTTGTTTTGCTTGATCGAATATTGCCGTAGTAATATCATTGACGTCGTCGACGATAATGTCGGGTCGATCGTACTGAGTAGACTTCGTCCATGTAAAACTCATTTTACTTTTATGAATCTCTGCTAATAAGTCTTTATTGTTTAAGTATTTTTGTGCCATTGTATGTAATCTCCATTTAATGTATTATACATTGTTTTTTTCGGAAGTCAAGTATAATTATCCACTTTTAGGAATTAACGGCAGTTTTATTGAAACTGATAAATACATTATGTAAAATAGGAGATTATAATGGGATTCGGGCCACCAACAACGACTAACCCAAACGACGACCATGCGTCACATACGTTTGACCAACGAGCACGTTTGCAATTATATAAAAAGAATGCCGAGACATTCTTTGAAAAGGACGACAGTAAAAAAGACGTTCTGAATCCTTTAAAGAAAAATCGCGGTGTTGTATTTCCGTATACCCCTAACATATTCCTATCAAGAAGTGCAAACTATGCCTCCATGGAATTTAAGGGTGCCAACTTTCCGATCTACTCGTATGTTAATTCGAGTCCTCCGGTTATTCCTCTTATCGCAACATTTACAGCAGGAACAAAAGAAGATGGTCAATATATGTTAGCGGCATATCGATTTTTTAACATTTTAACACAATCTGATTTTGGCGAAAGAGCAGTCAAGACAGGAACAAATGGCGCACCACCGCCAGTACTACAATTTTCATACTTAGGCCCATTTGGGTTTGATCGTGTTCCGGTGATACTCACAGACTTTAACATGCTGATAGGTAACAATGTAGACATGGTACCAATAGAACACTCAATGTCAAGCATGGAAGACGG